TAGACACCATAAAGAGATTATACAACGAATATGAATATGAACGAGAAAATAAAAGCAATTGAAAGAAAACTATTAAAATTTTTTAAAGATGAAAACACAGAAAGTAAAGATATCGCAAGTAAAAAGAAACCCAGAGAACCCAAGATTAATAAAGGATAATAAATTTCATAAGTTAGTAAAGTCAATAAAAGAGTTTCCTGAGATGTTGGAAATAAGACCAATTGTTGTTAATGATGATATGGTTGTTCTTGGTGGTAATATGCGTTTAAAAGCGTGCCAAGAAGCTGGTTTAAAAGAAGTGCATATTATTAAGGCAGATAAATTAACAGTGAAGAAACAGAGAGAATTTATTGTGAAAGACAATGTTGGCTTTGGTGAGTGGGATTGGGATATGTTGGCTAATGAATGGGATAATGCTCAACTGAATGAATGGGGGTTAGATGTTTGGCAACCTGAGAAAGAAGTTGATTACAGTATTTTAAATGATGTTGATTTAGATGAGGAGGTTGAGAATATGTATCAACAAACAAAGAAGTCTATTATACTTGAATATCCATCAGAAGGTTTTGAACCAATTAAAAAACTATATGACAAATTAAAAGCTGAAGGAGTTGACTTGCAAGGCTTGTTTTATGAAGCTATGAAAAAAATCAGTTAATGAAAACAATACTTTTAATTGGACCTTGTGGTTCTGGTAAAACTTGGGTTTTTAAAAAAATAATTAAAGAATTTAATTTAAATATAAACGCTAAAATAAAAAGTATATATTTTAAAACTAATAAAAAACTATCCGTGATGGGTAAATATCAAGGACATATTTATGATGGTTCAGATAGGTTAAGTATGTCAATTATGAAAGATATAGGTTATTTAAAATCTATACAAGAAAGTAATAATATGTTTATTCTTGCTGAGGGTGATAGGTTTATGAATAAAACATTTATAAATAAATTTAATCCTTATATAATTAAAATTTTAGATGATGGTTCTGTAGGTAGGGAAAAAAGAAATAGTAAACAAACAGATAGACAAATAAAAACTATACAAACAAGAGTATCAAATATAAAAGAAAATAAAACAGTTAAAAACAGTTTGGAAGCATTGAACACAATTAAAACGCTAATAAATGAAAACTCTTAAATTAATTAAAAAAGAACATAATATTAAGATAGGTCAAAGGTGTGATTATATGCCCTCAACTGTTGATGAGAGTTGCTTGTTAGAATATGATGGGAAAGTAATAGGTTTTTATTTAACTAAATTACCAGACAGATTACAACAGTTTTTAGACATAGCAAACAATGAATTTATTGGAAAAAACGTTCCTAAAAGTTTACTTGAACGTAGTGATATATATGAGATACAACGTAAACACGGAATAACAAGAAGCCAAGCAAAAGCATTAGGAACTCCACAAATGTCCACAATACTTGGAAGCGTATTAGCTAAACCGCATTTAAGGAGACCATACAACTCAATATCACAAGTTCACACACATAAAAAAGCAAACACATTTATAAAAGCAATGTTAATGTGTTGTTTAGAAAGTGAGAAACTAATTAAACAATATATGCCTGAACAATATGAATCACAAAAAAAACTAATAGCAGAAACTACATTACCTAAATATAGGTTCGGTAATTTATTTACAAGCAGTATATCTAATTACAATATAGCAGCACCATACCACCAAGATAGAGGTAATTTAAAAGAAACTGTAAATGTTATATTAACTAAAAGAAAACAATCAAAGGGCGGTAGTTTACACGTGCCTGACTTTGGACACGTTTTTAAACAAGATAACAACAGCATACTTGTATATCCGGCGTGGTATAATATTCACGGAGTTACAAAAATAGTTAGGGAGAATGAACAATCATACAGAAATAGTTTAATATTCTACCCCTTACAAGGATTTGATAAATAAAAAACAATGGCAAACGAAGAAAATTTAAAACCTTTTAAAAAAGGAAAATCAGGAAACCCAGCTGGGAGACCTAAGGGAAGTTTAAGCAGAAGCACAATTGCTCGTAGGTGGTTAGAAGCCACAAGAAAAGGTAAGAACCCTATTACTGGAGAAGATGAGGTTTTAACACAAGAAGATGTTATTACTTTGGCTTTAATACGTAAAGCTATGGATGGAGATGTTGCGGCATACAAAGCATTAATGGATTCAGGGTACGGAACAGCAAAAGACACTATTGATTTAAGAACTGAGAATGTAGGTTTTGACTTTGACGAAATGATGAGGAAACTAAGCAATAATGCTAAACCCTAAATTTAATATATTTCCTAACGACACAAGGTATTATTTATTAACTGGCGGTAGAGGTTCAGGCAAATCATTTGCAGTTGCTTTAAACACTTTAATTTTATCATTAGATAATAAATGCCAACATAAGATATTATTTACAAGGTACACTCTTAAATCAGCTTCTATTTCAATTATACCAGAATTTAAAGAAAAGATTGAGTTAATGGGTTGGGAAAGTTTTTTCCATATCACCAGCAACGAAATTACTAATCTATTAACTGGAAGTAAGATTTTATTTAGGGGTATAAGAACAAGCTCAGGAGACCAAACAGCAAACCTTAAATCATTACAAGGAATAACAACTTGGATAATAGATGAAGCCGAAGAAATGGTTGATGAGGATATATTTGACAAGATAGATTTTTCAGTTAGACAAAAGGGAGCAAAGAACAGGGTTGTAATGGTTATGAACCCCTCAACAAAAGAGCATTGGATTTACCAAAGGTTTTATGAGAACGCTGGAGTGCAAGCTGGTTACTCTGGAATAAAAGGAGAAACAACTTATTGTCATTCTACATACTTAGATAATATAGAACATCTTTCACAAAGTTATTTAAATAGAATTAAAGAAATGAAAGAACGCAGACCCCAAAGATATAAACACACTATTGAGGGGGCTTGGTTAGAAAAAGCTGAGGGAGTTATATTTAGTAACTGGAATTTAGGCGAATTTAAAGAAGTGGGTAAAGTTGTATTTGGGCAAGATTATGGATTTAACGACCCTACAACATTAGTTAAAACAAGCATAGATAAAGAAAATAAAATAATATATGTTCAGTTATGTTATTATCAAAACAAACTTACAAAAAGTGAAATAGCAGTATTAAATAAAAAGTTTGCAGCAGATAATTTAATAGTAGGTGATTCAGCAGAACCAAGATTAATAACAGAACTTAGTAGAGATTGTAATGTTGTGCCAGCAATTAAAGGACAAGGTTCAATAACATTTGGTATTAGTTTACTACAAGATTATGATTTAGTAATTACTGAAGATAGTACAGAATTAATTAAAGAGTTAAATAACTATTGTTGGTTAGAAAAGAAAAGCCAAACACCTTGCGATAAATGGAATCACGCAATAGATGCTTTAAGGTATGCAGTAAGTTATCAATTACAAAACCCTAATCAGGGTGAATACTATTTATATTAAATAAAATACACACCACTACACAATTAAAAAAAATTAGTTTTTAAAATTTTACTACATTCGTGTATAACGATTCAACAATTTAAACGTTTGTATATAAATGAAGTTAACTATTAACATACCAGAAACACTTAATGAAGTTACTTTAAAGCAATACCAAAAGTGGTTAAAGATTGCTGATGGTAAAGAACTGGATTCATTTCTACAGCAGAAGATGGTAGAGATATTTTGTAATATACCACTAAATCAAGTATTACAAATTAAAGCTACTGATATTAATAACATCTGCCAAGAACTCACAAAGCTATTTAATAACGAACCTAAGTTTATAGATAGGTTTACAATGAATGATAAAGAGTTTGGATTTATACCAAAGCTCGATGATATATCATTTGGTGAATATGTTGACCTTGATACATACCTTGCAGATTGGGAGCAGATGAATAAAGCAATAGGTGTTTTATTTAGACCAATAACATACAAAAAGAAAAAACAGTATTTAATAGAAGATTATGAAAGTGCTGAAAAGTACGATATGTCAGAAACTACTTTAGATGTTGTTTTTGGTTCGCTTGTTTTTTTTTACAGTTTAAAGAACGAATTACAGAAAACTATCCTGAATTATTTAGCAACTCAGAAGGAGATAGAGCTTCCTCAGCATCTGCAGGATTCTCTGCTAAATGGGGCTGGTATCAATCTATCTACGGACTTACTAATGGAGACATTCTCAAATACAATGAAATTACCAAATCAAAACTCCACACCTGTTTAATGCACTTAGCATTTGAAAAAGATAAATATGAATTAGAACAACAAATATTAAAAAGAAATCAAAGATGACAAAAGACGATATATTAGAAGAATTAACAGAACGCGATTTATTAATTGAAAATGAACACATTATTTTAGTTGATGGATTTGAAGAAGCGTTTTTAGGTATTACAGCAAACAATCCAGTACAAGCTATTTATGATTATTGGATATGTTTAGATTTATTAATACAGCGTGATAATATGGATTTTGATAATGCTATTGATGACTTAGATGAATTTATTAATCAAGATTTAGGTGAACACACTCCAAGATATATAAAAATAGTATGAACAGTTTTTACAATATAATAGATAAAATAAAAGAAGTAATTGTTGCAGAACCATTTAACAACGAAATAACTTTTGGTGATATAGCTGATATTGATTTAAAGAAGCAGAGCTTGTTTCCATTATCTCACGTAATGATTAATAACAGTACAATAAACAACAACTATGTAACATTTAACATTACTATCTTCTTTATGGATTTAGTAGATATTAGCAATGAACAAGTAACAGATTTATATAGAGGCAACGACAACAGGCAAGATATATTAAATACTCAGTTAGCATTAGCAACAAGAGTAATACGAGTTTTGCAAAAAAGTGATTTATATAAAGATAAGTTTGAGTTAATTAATCCAGCTAATTGTGAACCTTTCACAGAGCGTTTCGACAATATGCTTGCTGGCTGGGCTGTTACTTTTGATTGTGGTACTAATGATGAAATGACCTATTGCTAATGAGTGAATTTAAAAAGGCATTAGAGAAATACGCTGAGTTTGTAATTAAGAAGTCAAGAGAAAATTTACGAAAAGGTGGTAGATATGGCACACACAACAA